TGTTTGTTCCATCTGTTTTGTTATTGTTTTACTCATAACAGACATAGCACTATTAACACTAGCAATACTTACAGCAACCTCAGAGAATATACTAGCCATATCTGAGCCAGTACCACTTTTTAATTTATCCCCCAAAGTACTAACTAAAGATAACATATCAAGTATAGTTTTTTTAAAATTTTTACCTATACTTTTATCTGGGAAAAGGTTGCCCCCTACACTACTTAATTCCATAAGTGCAGTGGTAGTTTTTGCTATATCCCCCTGTAGTTCTTTTAGTACTTTTTTTGCCTGTACATCATCTAATGTTACGTCTATGTTAGCTTCAAATTTTTCTTCTCTATAGCCCATACTCAATCCTTACTTGTGTTGACTTGCCTCCAAATCACTTATAAATTTCTTAACAACATTCACGGCTACCCCAAAAAACTCAGTCTGCTCGGGGACACCCCCAAGTTCTGGAAGTACCCCCTTATCCCAAGAATAGTAAGCGTTAAATATGTCCGAAACTAACTCATTATCTTTATAATACATAGGGCAATGGTCATAGGTTATGTTACCTAAAATCACCTTAAAATCTTTATCAAAAATCTTATCGTAGTCCTCTCGGAACTTACAGTTTCTTGCAGTGTCTATTCCTCTTTCTTTACACACGGAGCATTTCCATGTATCTGTAGAAAACTTAGAGTCCATAGCCAAAGTTACATTCATATTAATCTTGGATATAACCTCGTTAGTTATGGTAGATACTTCATAAATTGTTTGTGCTATTTCTGTACGTGTTTGTATTGGGAGTATGTTTAAGTCTGTAGGGGGTACAATAGTACCGTCTGTGTAGTACGCATTAACATACCGCAGTACGCCACGCTCTAGTAATATGAGGTTAATTTGATTAGCACTTTGCGTGTCTAGTGCCCGTATAAAGTCTAAATCTCTTACAGATAGTGCCCTGAACACTACTTGGAAAGGGTTTAAGTTCTCTGGGTCTTGGTCTATAGTAAATAAGTACTCTCTGCGATAGAGAGTACTTAAAGATACCTTACTGTTCATTATTTCTTTTTAGTAGCGGTAGTTTCTTCTGAAACTTCTGGCGCTTCTGTCTTTTTAATATTACCTAAAATAGTGTCAGCATTCTCAGGGAATTTTGATACTGCTACAATAGCGTTTGCAATCTCAGCAATTACTGCGGGCGGTAACAACGCTAAACACTCATCAAGTACTTCGCCTTTTGCGTTCTTCTTGATAGGGTAGTCTGTTTCACCATCTGTAAGGTTACTCCAAGATTTGATACCATACTTAAGTGCCTTAAGGTTGTAAGTACCTTGTTTTAACGTGATAGACTCTTCACCACCAAAAATTACATAACCATCATCCAGTAATGCGAGTACTTTGGAATCTAGCGATGAGATAACAACTGTAAAAGCGTCATCTTTACCTCTCTCTGAGAAAGGAACAAAAGTGTATTCTTTGCTTCGTGAAACAAATAATGCCATGGTAAAACCTCCGTAAAATATAAAAGTGTAACTACTACAACCCAAGGGAGGCAACTTGGGCTGTAGTAGGAACACGTCCTACTAGTTATATGGGGAAATTTTATATTCCTCAAATAACTCTGATAATCTTTTAGTTAATTTACTCGACTTTGGGTACTCTGGGAAGTTACTAACTGTACATATACTTTTTAACTTATTGTAATTACGTTTAGAGACAGTAGGTGCTTTAGGTTTTTCGTTTGGATGTATATAGTCTGTTGGTGGTGCTTTATGGTATTCAATCAAGCTTAGTAACCATTGCTCTAAATTAGGTATACCAAACCTCTTAGCTGCGTTAACTACCTTACCCTCCATACAGTTACAACTAGCACAACATAACCCCCTAATCAACCCTGCACCATTTTCACCAATAACTTCTTTAGATGTCATATGCTTGTGGTCTATATGTGTACGAATACCCCCTAAGGCACCCCCACATATAGCACACCGCCCGTTTTGTTTACTGTATAATAACAGCCTAATACTTGGTAGGTCTTTACTTGTTGTTTGTATTAACATTTAAGACTCCACTTGACCTTACCTGCATCAAATACTTGATACAGCCCATTATTAGCACAGTTCTGTTTTTCCGTCAGGGTGTTATCATACACCTTTAGTTTTGTTTTTAGTATACTATGTCTAAACCTAAATTTATGTTGTAACACCCCTCTTGTGTAATACTTATAATCTGGGTAAAGTGTTGATTCTTTTTTAAACCCTAAAGTTTCATAAAGCCCCCCGTTACTATACATATTATCACTAAATGATGTAATTTCTGTAGGTGTATACACACGTATAAAGTGCATAAGAAGTTTAGACGCACCCCCAACAACAGTAACCCCGCCCAAAGTACAAAACCTAGTAAGGTCATATACAGTATCTGTAGTCTTCTTAAAACACATAACTGCTTGTAGAGTATCATTGTAAGATAGCCCTATATACACACTAGCCCCGGTTCCGTACCCATAAATATGGTGGGTATTTAAAAATTCCTTAGCCTGTGGTGGGCTAAGTAATACAGTATTACATTTTCTTGCATACACTTTAATATTATTTTTTGTAAGTTTAGTGTGTATTATGTTTTGTATAATATGCTTTTTAGCTACCCAATCTTCTGCCCAGAACTGTAGTAGCTGTATACCCTTATCTCTGCATAAGATATACTTTTGGTAGTGAAGGTTCTTATTCTTTTGAAACTTGCTTGAGTGCCAATATGTACCATGTACCTCAATAGCCATATTATACTCAGGTAGGTATATATCTAATTCTTTAGGGGGGATAATGCTTCTTATATTTGTTACTATTTCCCCGGGGTATACACTTTTTATGTAGTCTACAATCTCAATTTCTTGAGAGGATACACTCACAGAACAGGAACTACAAAAATGGTTTTTTACTGCTTTATCTGAGAGTACTGCGTAACTAGATGTAAAGGTAGTACCACACTTATCACATGGGTACTTCATATTTTTTTCAGAATTATTTATATAATCCTCTGGGTTTAAAATACCAGATGCAGTAATATCCGCGTGTTTAGCTCTGTTGCAATTACCAACCATTGTGTATATACAGGAGGTACACATGCCTGTACTATTTTTTACTGTTTGGGCGTTGAGTGACCGTATGTACTCTTTCCCACACCCAGTACATACCCACCTAAGATTAGGGGTACTGTTGTTAGTGTACTCTTCTGGGTTTAAACAACCAAGCCCAGCAAGAGCATCAATGCTAATTTTACGTCTTTTACCTAAATTAGATATAGTACAGGCATTACATAGCCCTAAACTACTAGGTGCGGTTTGGGTAGTAAATGACCGTATGTACTCTTTCCCACACCCAGTACATACCCACCTAAGATTAGGGGTACTGTTGTTAGTGTACTCTTCTGGGTTTAAACAACCAAAAAGTGCTAATTTTTCTTTTTGATGGCGTTTAGGGTTGTTATTTATTTCCTTGTAACAATTAGTACAACACCCTGTACCCTTCTTCTGGTGCATTAGGCTTCTTTGATACGCCTTGCCACAATCTTTACAATACCACTTAAGGTTATGTGTACGTACATCTATATACTCTTCTGGGTTTAAGCACCCTAGCTCTTCTAGCTGACTTAATACATTTTTTCTAACCACTATTTCCTCCAGAGAAATATTTAGTATTTTGTAACATAACAAGACGGTAGTCTGGAGTTACCGTCTTGTTATGTTACATAGTTTTTAGTTTATTAGGGGGTTTATGTTTGGTAAGTACAACTCCTTTTCCTAAGAGTTATACGAAATTCGTGAGGAATATTCGCACTTTTTACGAATAATTTAGAAGAAATATAGAAAGTTTTTACCCTTTCTATATTTTGAGTGACCATTTGATTTTACCAGAGTCATAAACTCTTTGTATTCCATGGTTTAAGCAGTTTTGATACTCAGATAAAGTACTGTTATACGCTTCAAGTTTATTAACAAGCTTAGAGTGTCTATAGCCAAACTTATGGTTTAGTGTACTGTTATCTAAGTACTTGTAGTCTACAGGTACTTCTTGTACTTTAGAGAACCCTAAAGTTTTATATAAGCCACCATCACTATACATATTATCACTAAAAGATGTAATCTCCTCGTGTGTATGAGTAACTATAAAGTGCTTCAATAACCTAGACGCACCCCCAACAACTGTAATACCTTGAAGAGTACAAAACCTAGTAAGGTCATATACAGTATCTGTAGTCTTCTTAAAACACATAACTGCTTGAAGTTCTTCATTAATATAAAGACCTAAAGTAATAGTAGGTGCACTACCAAAACCCTGTATATGGTTTTTATTTAAAAAAGGTATAGCATCACTTAAAGACACTTCGAGTATCTTACAATTCCTTGCAAAAACCTTTTTGTTTCTTTTAACAATTTGAGTACTTAACATTGACTTTATAAGCTCTGAGTTATTTATCCAATCTATGTCCCAGAACTGTAGTAACTTTATACCTTGAGCCCTACAAGCATTATATTTTATCCTGTGGTACTGTGGGGATTTGAACTGGGCAGAGTGCCAATAAACACCATTAAGCTCTATAGCCAACTTTAAGTCGGGAAGGTATATATCAAGTTCTAACGGTGGGATAATATCTCTAGTGTTTTGTTCTACTTCTTTACTATAGATACTTTTTATAAACTCTACAATCTCAAGTTCATGAGATGATGTTGAAACACTACAAGTCTCACAGAAATGCTTTGAGTTCCTCTTATTTGCTAAGGTATCAATGTTAGTTATATACTCATTACCACATTTATCACACAAGTATTTCATATTTTTAGTTTTAATATTTATATACTCTTCTGGGTTCAACACGTTAAATGTACTTATAGTAGTTTGTGTGTGTTTTGTTTTATTTGCAATTAGTTGGTATGTACACTTTTTACAAAGCTTAGTACTTCGTTCATACTTATAAAGAGAAGTATTAAACCTCTTATTGCAATTTGTACATTTCCATATTAAGTTATCTACATTAGTGTCAATGTACTCTTCTGTATTTAAACAACCTAAAGAAGATATATAGTCTGCACTATGTTTATGGGGTCTACGTGTTTCCTTAATCGTACAATAATAGCATAATTGTTTTGATATTTTCCGAGAAGCATAACTTGCTAAGAAATGGGTATCACAACCATTACATACCCATAGTAAATTTTTTGTTTTAGTATTAATATACTCTTCTGGGTTTAAACAACCTAACGTTAATAGTTGGGTTACTGTAATCTTTTGTGTTGTACTATTTATTTTTTTAGCACAATTAGTACAACACCCTGTACCCTTCTTCTGGTGCATTAGGCTTCTTTGATACGCCTTGCCACAATCTTTACAATACCACTTAAGGTTATGTGTACGTACATCTATATACTCTTCTGGGTTTAAACACCCCAGCTCTTTTAACTGACTTAAAATCTTTTGGTGTACCATAATTTCCTCCCAGAAATCTATAATTTATTTAAGGTAAGCTGGGAGGTTCTTACCTTAAATAAATTATATAATGATATAATACCACAAGTAAGCTTAAAAGCCTCTTAAATTTCTTCAAGAGGCTAAAATAATTAAGCTGTAAAGTTAGCTACGATAATTGGTTGTACTCCGGCTACGCAAGTACTTGGTACTTGGAAGTCGACAGATACTGATTGTACACCGTTGCTATCAGATTTTGCAAAACTTGTAAGGCGTAGTGCTGGCACGTACACAGCAAACTTACTAACTCCTTGGGTAAGTTGAATATACAATTCACCATCTTGTGAGTTTTGAAACTTAGTTAATAAACTGTAATCTTCAAATAGTACTGTGAAAGAACCTGTTACAGTTTTTCCAGTAATTACTTTGCTAGAATAACCATCACTAGCTAGGGACTCTTCACTATATATCTCGTTAGAAATTGTAATAGATACATCAGTTGCATTAACTGTGCTGCCATCAAATTTAAAGACTGCAGACTTCCCAAGGTATGGAAGGGTATTTACACAGCTTGGAGTTAACTTAGTGTCCGCTTCATTTGCAAGGAAACCACAACCAGACAAGGAGAAACTAACATTCGCTACATCTGCTGTTGGTAAATTCAATGTAATTGACTCTACAACGTTACCTGTAGTTGTCATAGACTTATTAGTACCCACGAATTCTTTAACTGTAATAGACTTTGTTGGGTCTGTAACACCACCAAGAATATATGCAGTAGCAGTACCTGTCTCTGTAGTACCAGCAAGATAGATTTCATCAGCAACAGTTGTACCTGCATCGCTATAACCGATATATGCCCCTGACCCAAGAGTATCTGAAGCTTTCTTCAAGCCCATACCAGCTTCCCAGAATACATCACCAAGTAGTGCATCTGTTGCACCACCCAAAGGGATAAGTTCAAAATCCATGTTACCTGAAGCATTTTCACGAACTGGGATTGGTGCAAGACCTAACATAGAGTTGCGAATTACATCTCTCTCTACTGTGTCAAGTGTGGCTGTGATAGCTGAGCTAGCCTTGATTTCAAATGTCTCTGCATTTGTTAAAACTGGGGCAACGTTGAAGGTTGCTTCAAGTTTTGCAGCCATTACTTTTGATTTACTTGTTATTAAAGCCATTTTTTCTCCTAATTAAAATTTTATGAAACTGTACATCTCTCCATGTACTTACAGGTTACTGTAAGCCTATGAAGAGCCCTACCACCTTGGGCATGTAAAATACCACCATCAGACATTACGTCTGAAATATAACACGAAATGCACAACTCTCTTAACGTTGCATCTTTTTGTATAGCACTATCTATAGTATCACCAAGAGGTGTCATAATGTCCTCAAATGTGTTAGCTTTTTGTTGGTGATATACATATAAATCTATTTCTTCAACAGTATCCATAGTATTTAAAACTCTACCCTCTTTTCTAGTTTTACTTGCGTAGTCTACCGCGATACTAGGGTACATTTTAACATCAGATACTGGGGGTACTACACCCGCAAAAACAGTTTTTATACCACTTACTGCTCTTAAAACTACTAAAAGCCTCTCATGAATATCTTTAGAAGGGCTTGCCATCTTTAACCTCTTCGCATTTGTTTAATCTCTGTAAATACTTCTCTTAAGCTCTTTACGTTACCTCGACCATCCCCAGAAAGCACAGAGGCTCTCCACCCCATCCAACCAGCATCACCACCGCTGTTTACACCATCATTAGTAAGTGCCCCATGTTTATGGGGAATTTTACCAGATAGGTAAACAGTAAAAGAACCTTCACGACCTTTTCTTTGTCGTAGAGATACCTCAACCGATTCTTGTAACTTTCCTGTTCTTAAGTACGGGAAAAGCCTATCTCTAGGTGTTGTACGCTCTTTAATCATACTTTTAGGGATAGGGATAGAAAGTGCACTTTGTACAGAACCCCGCCAAGCATCTACACCACCCTCTAAGGTAGACCACACTAAGTCGGTGTACCTCTGTATCTGCTCAGTGGTGTACTTATGGGTACTTAAGGATAGTTGTTGTCCTAAAGAGTGTACCCCTACTCTCATATAAACATCTTCTTATAAGGTTGTACTAGAAACTCAAAGGTGTCTGGTAGGTGTTTAGCTATATAGTCAGTACCAACTTTTGTTCCAGTGGTGTAGTTACTTATACCATCTCTTGATTCATCAGTATCAGAAAATAACTTATTTGCTAGTTTAAACAACGCCATTTTAAGATTCTCAGGTAAATCTGCATCTGCATACCCTACTGAGTAAACTAAAGTACAGTTTTGGATACCAGAAGTTATTGTTCCGGTCTTTAGTTTCAGATAACCATTCTTTATATACAAATCTGTTAACTCTAGGGCTACTGCGTCTACTGTCAGACTTAAAATACTTGAAGCCCCCTCACCCAATAAGTAATAAGAAGTGCCTTCACCATCAAAAACTTCTGTTTTGTTCTTAACTTCTAATTCAATACCGTAAACACTATACAAAGCACTTTCAGATGCGCCAAGTGCTAAAGATAACGCATCATCTTTAGTTGAGTCACTTAAATCATAACTTATAAAAACCTTAAAATCATCTAATAATCTGTGGGACATTTAATACCCCTTACTTTTTTACGGTCTTTGGCTTCTCTTCTTTAATTTCAGGGGCTACTTCTACGTCACCTTCAAATATAAAAACAGTACCAAAAGTGTCTTTTAAATACTTTGCCTCATCTTTAGTAACCTCAACGGGTACACCGGTTATAAAACTTTTATCAAGGGAATTCAAAGCCCCATCAGTTGTCTTAATTGCTTTCAATTTCTTGTCTCCTTTAGGTTAATTGTACTCTTTTATGAACACTGCGTTACCACAGTCCCAAATTCTATCATATCCATTTGCTAGCATATTTTCATATTCTGTTTTTGTAACATCAAAATTCTTAAGTAATTTAGGTAGTTTATGTTTCTGGTATTTTACCCTAGACTCTAGTAGTAAACTTCTATTTTTAAAGTACCAATAATTTGGTGCGGAGTTATGTGAGAAATTAAAACCTAGTTGGGTATATACCCCACCAACACTATACCGTAAGTCTGCATATGAAACTAAGCTAGATACTTTATAGTTCTTTTCAAAAAAACTCAATAATTTACTAGCACCCCCAACTACAGTAGTATTTAATATATTACAGAAACGTAAAAGCTCGTACTGTTGTTGTCCGTATCTCGACTTACTAAAAGTCATTAAAGATACTAGTATATCGTTGTGGTACAGCCCCAAATTAATACTGCTTACCACATACCCCTGCCTATGGTTCTTCTGTAAAAACTCTTTAACATCTGAGGTAGTTACCTCCTGTACTAAAGTAGCTCTTGCAAATATCTTATCTGTTTTTCCTAGCTTACTTAATAGAATAGATTCTATAATTTCTCTTTTATTAACCCACTCATTCTCAAATATGTGAAATAAGGTTATACCTTTTTCTTTTGCTATATTAGTTTTATTTAAGTGGTACATTCTATCTTTACCCCTTGACTCTGAGTGCCAATATACACCATCAAACTCTACCCCAAAATTATACTCTGGGAGGTACGCATCTATTTCATACCTACCTTGTAACACTCTTTGTCGTTCTAAAACTGTAGTATGCTCTTTTAGAAAATCAATAACCCCTTGTTCTGCTTTAGAAGAGGATGCAGAGCATCGTTCACATAGTGTACTGTGCCCAAAACGTACAGAGGGCATAGTTACAATTTTTGTACCGTGCCCACACCTAGGAATTATACTAATCTTACTTGTATTCTTACTATGTACACCTAAGAATGTACAACCATTTGCCTCTACTTCTTTTTTAACTGATTCATCAGTTACTCTTCTTTTACTATTACATTCATCACATAAAATATTTTTTTTCTTTCTTAAAAGCTCAGCCCTACTAATAGTAGTAGTATGCCCACATGGGGATATATATGTAAGGGGGTCTTTCATTGCTGTATACTTTACTACTTTACATCCCCTACTTGTACATAATTTCTCTATATATGCTACATCTTTTATCCTACGGTCATTAGCAACACCTCTGGCACAATTACTACACACATTATACTTTGAAGTAACAAAAGCATTTAACCCATTTAAAGTATTTTCATGCCCACAAGATGCTATATAGGTTATAGGTGCTTTAGCTTTTGTAAATTTTAATAAGGTGCACCCTCTTTCTGCAAAGATATGGTCAATATCATCAAAATACTTTATATTTGTGCTAGCAGAAGTCATAGCGCAACTTCTACACAAACCTAAGCCCTCAGTTATTGCCTTTAAACAGGAAAATGTATACTCATGCCCACAAGAAGCAATTACTGTGACTGGGGAGGTTACATTAATATATGAAAGTAGCTTACACCCTTTATTTTCTATAATACCCTCTACATCATTAAAAGTATATTTAGTTGCTCTAGCACTATGTGCACACTTTGTACATATACCACTAGACTTAATAAAACTAGAAAAAGAGCTTAAAGTATTTTCATGCCCACAAGATGCTATGTAAGTTACAGGCTCTTTAGTTTTTGTATACTGTAGTAATTTACAGTTTCTATCCGAGAATATCTTCTCAACTTCTTCATAGCTATATGTCATATTTTATCCTCCACGATAAAAGTTTAAATAAGGGGTAAGTAGTGGAGTAAATACCCCTTATTTAAACTTTATATGATATTATATAACAATAGACCTTAAAGTCTCCTTAAATTATACAAGGTTTTCTAAATCTTAGTTAGTTATGTATAATTTAAGGAGACTTTAAGTATTAGGGGAACTAAGTCCCCTAAAATTATGGTAATACGTTTACTAAAGCTGCGATTGGTGTTCCACCAACATACATAGCTTTAAAGTCTAAGTATCTTGACGCCACTAATTGATTAACTTGGCTTGTGATTAATCTGTCTTTTTCAAGCAAGATTCCACCACGTGTAGAGTACCCAAAGTATCCTTTGTTAACAAGTAATGCTTCAGTAGTTGTACCAGCACCATCTGCACCAGCAGTTGTGAGGGTGTTTGCAATATATGAAGTTACATATACATCAATACCAAAGATTTTACCTACAACACCAGTATGAATTGTAGCTTGTGGTCCAAATTTATCAACTGTCAAGAACTCAGTAAGACCTACAAGTTGGAAATATACTTCAGGGTTTACAATTAACGCCAAGTCCATAGGATTAACACCCCACTTACCCATAGCTTTTCTTGTAGCATTGATTTTAGCAACAGTAATACCTACACCACCCATATCAACTGAGTTAGCATTACCGATTTTTCTAAGACCATTAAACATTTTCTTAGGGCTGTTTGCAGTTGCAAACGCGGTATCACCATTGATAGTTGCATCTTCTTGGGCACGAGCCAATGAACGAGTCAATTCAGCTTTAGTCAAGTCAGTAACAGCAGCTACGATTTCAGCATCAGCTTCATCAGAGATTGCTGAGTAAGCCATCAATTTTTGAACTTGGAAAGTTACTTTACCATCATTGATGCTAGAAGCAACTGCTTCAGCACTTGGAGCGATTAAGTAGGCTGTTAGGTCTGCAGTTCTTGCAGGAATACTAAATGTCTGGCGGTTAGCTGGCATTTGCACTGTTTTGAACATACTAGGGATTGTTAACTCAAGCTCAAGACCTTCGATAACTGAATTTGAAAACTCTTCTGCCACCCATGAAGTAAGGTCAGCAGGTACTACAGCTTTCTCAACGATGTTAGCGAAATCTTTAAACCCTTTAAGGTCTTTCATATCTGCACCAAGCATTTTAGACTGTAGGTAAAGACCTTCAAGTCCTTTTTTAGCTTTTGCTAAATCTGCATCTGATACTTTTACTTCTTGCTCAAAAGATTTTTTGCGCTCTGTAAGAGCTTCTTTCATTTCTGCACGAATTTCTTCTGCAACAGTTGCAGACGCTGCTAAAGCACCCTTTAGCTCTGTAACTTCTGCTTGTAAATTCTTAATAACTTCTAAACTCATTTGTTCTCCTATTTTAAATTATAAATTTTCTTGTAAAAAACTATCCAATTTATCTGTCAGTGTCTGTTGAACTATTAAAAGTTCATCAAAGTTATCTGCAGAAACCATAGCACTAGTAGCCAACTCAGTGATTGTTGGGATAACCACTTGTTCTTTAGTGGGCACAACATCAACCTCTGGGGGTTCAACCTTAGCTTCTTCTTTTCCTTCGTCAGTAGGCTCTTCTTTAACTAATATATTATCAATCTTAGCTTCAAGGTCTTTTAAAGTTCTCATAAGGTCTGAATTAACCTCATCAGGCATTTCCTTAACTAAGTAATCTGCTGTGCACCCTTTGATGCACTTAAGGTTACCGTCAGGGGTGTGAACTTCCTCAACTAAGGATAGTTGATTACTAGGGATACTAACTAGTGAATTCTCTAATAGTACAGTAGAGGATAATATAAATACGTCATGTACTTCATCATATTTTAAATCCTTAACTATAAACCCGATAGAAAATGCCTTAAGCACGCCAAGACGTACTGCATGGTAGGCTTTCTCGTTGAGTGCCTTGTACACGTGCATTTTCATCCACAACCCATCTTCTCTAAGTTGTACCTCTACTGCTTTACCAATCATATGGTTTCGGTCATGTTGTAATAGAATAATTGGATTTTTTAAATAATCATTTACATCTATTCCCATTGAGGGGACGGAGTCCCCATCTCTGTCTACTGTAACAGTAGGACCTACTTTGTATCGGTTAGCGTACCCAGAAACTACTAAGTATTCATCAGATGACTCCGAGTCTACTTCGGTAACTTCAACAGGTTCATAGAAGGTTTTTTGCTTAATTGCTTTAATACGTTGCTCTAAGCTCATACCTCTCCTTTATAAAGTTTATCTAGCACTTGGTGTTGCATTATTACCTCCATTAGGGTCTACTGTTGTAGGTTCAGGAGTAATACCATTCACAGGGCTTACAACCATTCCTGGTTTGTAGTCGTCAATAGCTATTGGGTTACTTCCCAATAAATAGGAAGGCACAAAGCGTAAATTATAGTTAGTGTTTTCTAGTTGTGGCATTCCAAGAATATCACGCCCCTCATTCCAAGAGATTGTACCACTTGCAATAAGTTTTGTAATATGCTCTGCTTTCTCTGCGATAGTATCACTAATATAAGGCAGCCTATCATAGTCTGTAAGGACAAATAGGTTCTGTGTATTTAAAAATCTTCTAAAGAATAACTGTAATTGTGAGGCAATTTTTTCAGTTATTGGCTTTATTGCTGTGTTGAAACATAGCTTAGCTACATCCTCTGTTTTAGTAGAGTAGCTAGGAACATCCCCACCAAGTAGCATTTTATGCAACCTAAATACTCTTAATACTCTATCATCGGATATTTTAAGACTATCAAGTAACATAGAATCTTTTGGGGATAATTTAACACTTGTATAGCTCATCTTATTTGGTAAGATAATAGCTGCATGTCGTTTCCCACCAGTACCATAGGCTTTTTCAAATTGCTCACGGACACTATCTATTTGTGCTTTAGTTAAAGGAAACTCTGAACTCAGTACACCACTTCCTACTGATGAGTTTTCATAAAAACTCTTTAGGTCTGTAATACCATAGGCTTCTAACAATAACGGGTCAACAAGACAATCCATAACTGCTGAGGTTCCGTAATATTGATTTGATGAACTAGCACGTCTTAAGTGTAATACATCCACTGGGTCAAATGCAACCTTATCGTTGTATAAATAACCTTTTAAGTAATCTTTAGAATCTGGTACGACTTGCATCTTCTCAGTTTCTAATTGCCATAACTCATAGCTCTCTATAGGCTCAAAGGATAAGTAGGAGTTTCCTGTGAGTAAATAAGACTGCACCATCTGTTCAATAAGCTCTTGCCAAGTAAAATACTGGTTAGGGGCGTTATCAAACAACTCTCGAACTTTCTTATTCTTTAAAGGCACTAAGCGTCCGCTAGTATCCTTCTGTCCTATAACAAACTTAGTCATACCAGCTGTCTCTGCAATATAATTAACACAACTGTTAACTAAGTCAGAGGTACCATACGTAGTGTAATACGAGCTAACTGATGGCTTCTTACCGCCACTTTCATAATTCGATACGTATTCAGGTAGTGCTATTGATGATTTGGTTACATATGAGTCTGCAAGTGTTTCTTTTTGAACTTCTGGGTTAGAGAAGTATCTTTTAATTCCGTTGAACACTTAAAGCTCCTTTTGGGTATTTTTGACTTTCTGGGGCTTGGAAAGCGAAATCCCTTTCTACAAGAGTTATACGAAATTCATTTAAAGTTTTCGCACTTTTTGTGTAAATTTGTTAAAAATATTTGTAATTTGTGTAATATAGCTAAGCAAAGCACACTACAGGGGTATAATATTTTTAATTTACTGTACTTTTATACACTAAAATATAAATAACTAATAAGTAAACTCTAGGTTTATATATGCCGGAGGTATACTTTCTGTATAGATAAAATA